CACCAATCTTACCTTTGTTCTTTGCATCGGCGATTGCATATTGTGGAAACTCTCTCTTAACCCAGCTGTCTGCTGTATCTAGTGTAGATATAAATGTTTTAATGCTGTCATATTCTATGTGCATATTTCTCCTAATATTTTTATATGAATATATTATAACAAAAGAATAACCTCTTGTCAACAACTATTTTTAGGTATCCTTGAAATTTTACTTGACAGGAGGTGTTAGTTTTGATATAATATATAATTGGAGAAAAAAATATGAACATAGACACAGCATACCTTTTAATTCTAATGTGTAGCATTTACCTGTCCTATCAGTATGGTAAGAAAGACGGAATCGGTGCCACCTTAGACTATATGAAAGAACAGGGCAAGATAGACTTTGAGGACTAATCAAAAAATTTATCTTGACTTTAGGTTTTAATTTTGATATAATTTACATGAAGTGTGAGAAATGGTTCTCGCACATTGGCGTCCATACCGAGAGGGTGGGCATAGTTTTACTGAGAAGGAAATTAGGAGAAATAATATGACGATTGATATTAGTAAATTTTGGCTTGGTATGAATAATGATTGGCTATTGCAGAATACCGATACTTCATATCCAAGATATAACATAGTTGAAAACGTGGACACAGGCAACTACCGAATAGAAGTTGCTATTCCAGGTTGGTCAAAAGAAGAAATAGAAGTAGTTCAAGAGAAAAACGAACTACTTATCAAGGGGAAAAAAGAACAGAAACTTGGTGAAACGGAGAGATTCGTTCATCAGGGATTAAGTCTCAAATCTTTTGAGAGAAAGTTCATTATGAACACAGACTTAAAAGTAGACTTTGTGGAATTGAAAGATGGACTATTAACTATCGCTTTGTCTAGAACTCCGAACTCCAATCGTAAAGTATTGGATATAAAATGATATATAAAATGATAAATAGTTTTAGACAAATTCGTAAGTATGATGATGTAGAGGAGGCAGTATCAAATGCAGTTCTCCTTGCAATCTTTGCTTTTACCATTGTGGCATCAGTAGGAGAAATCATATCTTAGTTTATTGTCAAAGACCTAGGTTGAAGCGCACTCGCAAGAGTGTGCTTCGCATGAAAGCAAAAAGAAAAGCACAAGACAAAGCTCTACAAGACCACGCAGATAAACTGTCAAAAGAATTGAACAAATCAATTAATAGGATATTATATGCTAGTAGCAAGTGTAGAAGCTCTGGAAAAAATAAGAGCAAAAGTAAAAGATAAAGGTTGCTGGGGAGTTAGATTACAGATAGTCCCTAGTGGTTGTAATGGGTGGTCGTATGACTTAGGCTACTTGGATAGTCCAAGTGTTTCAAGTGATGCGGTGTTCTACAACTTAATTGCTGTAGACCCAATGACACTCAGCTATCTTGATGAAATAAGTATAGACTGGGTTGAGCAAGGACTAAATGAATACATAAGTATAAGAAGTCCCCAAGAAACTGCTCAATGCGGTTGTGGAGAAAGTTTTACAATATGAAAATATCAGCAGAGGGTTTAGCCCTAATCAAAAAATTTGAAGGCTGCGAGTTAGAAGCCTACCAAGACGCAGTAGGCGTTTGGACTATTGGATATGGACACATCAAAGGTGTGAAAGAAGGAATGTCAATAACCAAACAACAAGCAGAAGAAATGCTTTTAGAAGAACTAATAGAGTATGAAAACTATGTTCTAGAAGCAGTCAATCATCAATTAGACCAGTGCATGTTTGATGCATTGGTATCATGGACATACAATCTTGGTCCAAGTAATCTAAATGCTAGTACAATGTTGAAAGTTCTAAATGCAGGGGACTATGACGGAGTGCCTGAACAAATCAAAAGATGGAATAAGGCAGGAGGCAAAGTTCTTACAGGATTAGTACGAAGACGAGAAGCAGAAGCATTATTGTTTGAAGGAAAAGATTGGTCAAATGTTTGAAAAACTAAAAGTATGGTGGATTTGGTTAAAAAGCAAATTCATTCGCCTATACAAACTAAAAGTTAGTTATAACAATGTATGGGGAGATAGTGATGACCAAACATACATAATTAAAAAAGTAATAAAACAAAACAAGTATATGATTAAGTTCAGAACCGAAGACGGAGATGTAGTAGAAATACATGGTGCTGAAGGACTGAACATAAGAATAGAGGAAATGTAATGAATCAATTTTTAATAACATTATTAATAGTTTTAGGAGGATTTTCATACTACTTATGGAATGAAAATAGCACACTAAAACAAAATAATGCAAAGCTAGAAGTAGCAATTCAAACTCAGGAAGAAGCAATATCAACGCTACAAAATGATTTTGAGTTGCAAACAAGTCAGTTGCAAGAGATGACAGTAAAAAGTCAGAAGGCACAAAGAGAGTTAAATAGATACACACAGTTCATACAGAACTATCAACTAACAGCAAAAATACTGGAAAATCCAGAAGATATGCAAAGGAAAATAAATAATGGAACAAAACACATCATGGAAGACATTGAGGAACTCAGCAATGTTGTTGACGACCTTGATGATGGTCTCCAACTGCAGTCTCCTCCCAACGAAGACATTAGAGGTTAGTGCAAAGCCGATAGAGAGAACAATAGTTCAACCTATCATGCCAAGAGAGATTGACTTAAAAGAAGTAAGGTGGCTTACAATTACACCCGAAAACTTTGAAGAGCAGTTTAAAGTAATTGAGGAACAAGAAGGCGAGCTAGTCTTTTTAGCTATGACTATTCCCGATTACGAATTAATGGCATACAATATGCAAGAACTTAAGAGGTATATTACTGAACTGAAAGATGTAGTAGTATACTATCGGAAAGTAACCACCGAAGATATCAGTGCTAAACAGACTGATTGAGTGGTGGCAATTTTACAAAGAGTATAGGGCTATGATGAAAGCCTCTAAATTCTTTGATAAAAATCCCTCAGTCCAAGGAAGATTTGAAGAACTTGAGGACTGGTGTGAGGAACTTGAAGAAAAAATACACAAACTAAACAAACGGTTAAACCGTCAGGCTCGCAAGAGTGGAAAGTAATATGTTAGAGTTCTTACAATGGATAATAGTAATAGTAAAGATAGTACCCTGGGTAGTCATGGGTGCTTCTGTGGTAGCGGCAGCAACGCCAACACCCAAAGATGATATGTGGATAGCAAAATACTATAAAGTATTAGACTTATTTGCTATTAACATAGGAAAAGCTAAGGATAAATAAATGGCAGATGAAAGATTTAGTGGCGATATGTCCAGAAACGAAGTTGAAATAGACCTTAATAAGTTTATGGAGATGGTAAAGGAGATAGGCGAACTAAAACAACATATAATGGAGTTGGAAAACGAAAAAGAACCAGAAAACCCTTATCAAAAGTGGATTTGGTTATCTAATATGATAGACGCATGGAGAATATTCCCAAGATTATTCTTAACTGTTTATATTTTCTTACTTTATTACGCAACAATGTGGTTCATGGATTTACCCGACCCTTCACTAGAACAGTCTGGATTAATTTCAGTTATAGTTGGAGCAGGCGCAGCTTGGTTCGGCTTGTATGCTGGGACGGCGAAAGATAAGATAAATTCCAAGTAACAAAAAATAATTCTTGACATTTGTTCACATTTTAAGTATAATATAAATATGAAAAAATTGAAAGATATTAAAAAAATTGTTGAATACTGCAAACACTGTGGTGGTCGTAAGAACACCAAAGAGTGTAGCGGGTATAAGTGCTGGATAAGATGAATCTATTTTATTTAGACGAAGACTTAGACAAAGCAGCACAGTTTCATGTAGATAAGCATATCGTAAAAATGCCGCTGGAAGCAGCGCAGATTCTTTGCACTACAATCTACATAGATAGATATTTAGGGTATGTTCCTCGTGCTCTCAACGCAGAAGAGCGTGAAGTGTTAAATAAAGTAAAAGCTGAAATCAAGCATTTACCTTTGGAGGAGCGTCCCTACCCCTATCTACCAATGATGTATAATCACCCTTGCACTATCTGGGCAAGAGAATCATTAGACAATCATGAGTGGGTGCATTGTTATGCAAACGCACTTAATGACGAGTATCACTACAGGTATGGAAAGCTACATAAATCTGTTATGGAAGTAGTAAATAAACTACCTGACCCAATAAATTTACCAAGAAAAGGATTCACAACATTCGGACTAGCTATGCCTGATGAGTTGAAAGACTATGATAATCCAATACAATCGTATAGGGACTATTACCATCTTGACAAAGCTACATTTGCTAGTTGGTCATATAGAGAGAAGCCTCACTGGTGGAATGAAGATTTCGCTGATTATGAACAAAGGATAACAGCAAAGTGAAAGAACTATGGAATGATTATATGAAAAATACAGTAGTAATTTATAGCACACCCAGTTGCACTTATTGCACAATGGCAAAAAATCTTGCAGAACAAAAAGGTTGTGCGGTAGAGTATAAAATGTTTGGAGAAGATTTCGGAAGAGAGGAGATGATGAAAGAGTTTCCAAGTGCCAGAACTTTTCCTCAAATAATATATAATGGAGAAAAAATAGGTGGCTATGCCTCTTTAGTGGAGATTCTAACAGATGAAATTTAGAGAAGATGATGTACTAACTTGGGTATCTAATCATATTTTAGCTACTTACAAACAACATTATTCACAGGAGAAAATACAATCTACTGAGTTTATATTTGATGCAGGTCATGGAGAAGGTTTTTGTATTGGTAATATTATTAAATATGCACAGCGATACGGTAAAAAGAAAGGACATAATCCTGATGATTTGCTAAAAATAATTCACTATGCTATAATGTTATTAGGAAAGGAACACTATGATTAAGGTAAAGAAACATGAAAAATTAACTGAATCTAATATAAGTCATGTTATATCATTGTTAAAAGGAGATAATCCTATAACAAAGAAAGAAGCATGTAGTATATTAAATATAAGTTATAATACTACTAGACTCAATAATATCATAACAGAACATGAAGAAACTCTAAAGTTTAGAGAACTTAGAAAAAATCAAAACAAAGGTAAAGGATTAACTGAAACAGAGAAAAAACAGATAATTCAGTATTATCTTGAAGGAGAGAATGTTTTAAGTATATCAAAATCTATTTATAGGTCTGCCGCTTTTGTAAAGGCAGTAATAGATAGACTAGGTATTCCACAAAGACTTGCAGAATCTGACTACAAAGGCAGAAGAAATGCCATACTTCCTGAACAATGTGTAAAAGAAACATTTGAAATAGGAGAAAAAGTATGGAGTCCAAGAGATAATAAATTTGCAGAAATCGTAGAAGACTATGGCATAGACAATAAGTATGAATCTCGTTGCTATAGATTATGGGTATTAGAACCATGCGATACTTCTAAAACATACTTCCCTCATTTAGATGGAACAAGAACAGGATATACTAGCTTTGCTTTAGCATACGAGTTAGGTAGTCTACAACATATAAAGGAATATTTATGATTGATGTAATTACATTTTTTAGTTTATACTTTTTTGCATGGGTAGGATTACCTATGCTGTTTATATGGATTCAAGACACATGGAATATATTTTAGCATACTGGTTGTCCGCTTGGATATTATCTATAATTAGATTGATGATACCAGCATTGAAACTTATAAGGATATTAGATAAAGATAACATAATAATAAAAAGAACAACTGCAGGATATATTTCTTCTGCATTAGTTTTTCTTGTTGCTTCACCATTTTTAGCATATCCTTTACTTTCAGAGAAAGCAAGAGAAAACTTTTTAGTTTACTTTTGCGAAGCAGTGCTAAGGAGAAGTTAGTGGCTTACAGTAAAGAAGTAGTAGA